TAACAAATTATGGATTGGTAAAAATAATACTTGGCAGATGAGTGGTACACAAAATCCTTCTGCTGGTACTGGAGGATATACTATAGCATCACATTCTGCTGGTTATTCAGTTATATTTGGTACTGGTGGTAATAATAGTAGTAATACAGGAGTTGTAAACTTCGGTCAAGATTCAAGTTTTGCTGGCACAAAGACAGCACAAGGTAATACAGACGATAACGGTATAGGTGACTTCTACTACACCCCGCCAGACGGGTTTTTGGCTCTTTGCAGTTTTAACTTACCAGACGTTGATATTATACCTAGTGAGCATTTTAATACTTTGTTATATACTGGTGATGGTTCAAGTGGTTTAGCTATAACTGGAGTTGGATTCCAACCAGATTTCACTTGGATTAAAAAGAGGAGTGGTAGTGGACAACACGTTTTTGCTGATGTTTTAAGGTCAGATGGTACTTATCCTAAAACTTTAAATTCTAATTCATCGGCTGCTGAAGATGTAAATAGTGATGGTGAAATGGTTAGGTCATTGGATACAGACGGTTTTACTCTAGGAGATAGCCAAGCTGGACAAGGAGATGTTAACTATACTGATGGTGGTACTTATGTTTCTTGGAACTGGAAAGCAGGAACATCTGTATCAGGAACTACAACTGGTAGTGGAACAGGAAAATCATATACTGGTAGTGTAAATGCCGATGCAGGTTTTTCGATAATAGCTTACGAAGGAAACGGTACTGATGGACACGAGATTTATCATCACCTTAATGAAGCACCTGAGATGGTTATATTTAAAGATAGGGATGCAAGTGTTAATTGGGCGGTTATGGGGTATCCTACACACCCTGCCTATTCAGCTGACGGTAATATGTTATTCTTAAACTTAACAGAAGCACAAGGTGAGAGTGGAAGTAACGAGATTTCATTAGGGGCTTCGACTATAACTTTAGTTGATTCTGGTCCTCTTTTAGGCACGTCTGGTAATGATTATATAGCCTACTGTTTCCACTCGGTTGAGGGTTTTTCTAAGACTGGTACATACGAAGGTAATGGCTCTACTGATGGAGTCTATGTACATCTAGGTTTTCGTCCGATGTGGATTATGGCAAGAAGAACTGATTCTGATGATAATTGGTATATATATGATTCAGTCAGGGATACAGACGGTAATCCTCTCGGACCAGTATTAATAGCAGATGGTACAAATATAGAGAGTAATGAAACACGATTTGATTTTTTATCTAATGGATTTAAATTAAGAAGTAGTGGTGGTTCGGTAAACGCTTCAGGTGGCGATTACATCTACTTAGCCTTCGCAGAGCAACCCTTTAAACATACTAACGCCAAATAACAGGAGCAAACAATGTGGTATTACAACGCAAATATAATTAAGACACCCAAGAGCCTAACGGTAAACGGTGTGACATACCCACCAGCAGTATTTAGAAATGCTGACTTACTCTCCTCGTTAGGTGTTGTGCCTTATAGGGAGGAAAGAGTTGACCAAAGATATTACTGGACTGGTGGACTAACTGTGGACACAAGTGGTGATGAGGCTATAGGTACTTATACTCAGACAGACAGAGATGTAGATAAGCTCAAAGAAGGTATGTTAAGCACTATTAACTCTCAAGTAGCTAGTAAACAAGGTGCTATAGATTGGTATTGGCAGAGAGCCTCTAAAGGTGGCAAGGCTGTACCAGCAGATATACAGACATACGCTGATACTATTTATTACGAACAAAATGAAAAAGAGGCAGAGGTAAATGCTTTAACTACCCTCGCTGAAATCATTGATTATGAGAATAAACCTTTTACTGAAACTAGAAAGATTAAACATACAGCAGAAGATGGTACTGAGACTTATGGGCCAGAGACAGACACTAGCAACAGACATATTAATATGCTACAACATTGGACAGCTAATCCTACTGATGAAGTAGACCCAGCATTTGTATCATTGGATGCTAACTAATGAGTGAAAGATGGCATTTATCAAAAGCAATTTCACTATCGCATATAGCGACAACTGCAACAATGATAGTCTTAATGATAATGTATATAGCTAACATTGAAAAAGATGTTGCCGTTCTAAAATCACAGCAATTAAACACCGTTAAAAAGTTCGACAGAATTGAAGGAAAATTAGATCGAATTTTAATTTTAATTCACGAAAGTAAATGACCTATACATACTTTCAAATGCAAGAGAAGGTACAAAAATTAGTTCAGGTGTTTAAGAAGTCGAAAATCAAAAATCGTAATATAAAGAAAAATGCTAAACCTACTAATTAATTTAATTCCTGTAGTGTTGGGCTTTTTAGCCAAACTTACAGCCATCAAAACACAATTAGCTGCTGACAATCAAAGGCTAATGGTAGAGGCTTTAATGGTTAGATCAGAAGCTATTAATCAAGCAAGAGAATCTGAAAGAAAAGAATCACCTTATTCAGCTTTTACGAGACGTGTATTTATATTTGTTGTGTTAGGCCTAGTGGTGTTTATGGTGGTAGCCCCTGCCCTATTTGATATTAAAACAGTAATTCCAGTATTAGAAAAAGGGTTTAGTTTTCTAGGAATTAAATTATCACCCGACAGAACAGAATATATAACAGTAGAGGGCATGTTACTACTAGAAGAAGTAAGAGCAGTATTTGTAATGATCGCTGAAATGTTCTTCGGTTCAACTTTAGCTAAAGGAAGATAATATGACATTTAGAGAATTAATAAACGAAGTATTAATTAGATTAAGAGAAGAGACTATTGCTACAGATTGGTCAGGCAATATAAACGATTCTTCTACAATAACAGACTATCAAAAAGTAATTGGATCGCTTATAAATGATTCTAAAAGAAATATAGAAACTTACCATGATTGGTTGGTTTTAAGAGAAACAGTTGATGTTTCTACAGTAGATGGTACTAGAAATTACAACCTTTCTTCTGGACAAGAAATAAAGGTTTTAGATGTTGTTAATCAAGATACAGGAAATAACCTAGTACAAGTCAATAGGCAATATATGAACTCTACCAGGTATCCTTCAGAAAACTCTGGAGAGCCTATGTATTACGCTTTCAATGGTGCTGATAGTTCTAATAATCTTAAAGTTGATTTAGAGCCTAAACCAAACTCTGCACAAACAATATCTTTTGGAATAGTTAAATATCAAGACGAATTAAAAACAGCCTCTACTAATTTAAAAATACCTTTTAAACCAGTTGTTCTTGGAGCTTGGGCAAGAGCAATATCAGAGCGTGGTGAAGATGGGGGAACAAATACGAGTGTAGCTGCTGCTGAAACTGCCGATGCTATCAATCAAGCTATCATATTAGACGGTGGTAATGTCCAATATGAAACGGAGTGGTATGTCAGCTAATTTAACTTACAAACCTTTAGATAATGTAGGAATCAATGGCCTTAATAGTCAGACCAACCCTGCTTCATTAGACTCTACCTGGCTTACGTCAGCAGAGAATATTGTCTTGAGGGAGTCTGGTCGAATCTCTTTTAGAAAAGGTTTAAAGCAACAAGTATTAGCCACAAGTGCCAAGATTGGTGCTATAACAGAAAATAAGGGGGATGGTGAAACATTAGCAGCAGTTGGTGGGAATATGTACACAGTAGACTTTTCTACTCCAAGTACACCTTGGACTGGTTCATTCTCAACTGGGGCATCAACTTCTGATTGGGAGATGATTGGGTTTAACAATAATACCTATTGTGTTCAATCTGGAGCTATACCTGTAGAGTACAATGCTGGTACATGGACCGTATTAACAAGCGTTAGTGGTTATGCTGCTCCTAGTGGAGTAACGACTTTCAATCCTAGTTGTGGTATGGGATATTATGGTAGGCTTTGGGTAGGTGGAGTAGCAGAAGAAAAAGATGTAGTTTATTATTCCGACACCCTAGTTCCTCATAAGTTTAGCACAGGAGCTTCTGGTTCTTTAGATTTAAAAACTGTATGGGGTAATGATGAGATAGTTGCTATTGCTCCTTTCTTTGGACAAATGGCTATATTTGGTAAAAGCAATATAGCTATATACCAAGGTGTTACAGACCCAAGCACAATGTCTTTAGTGGAAGTTATTAGGGGTATTGGTTGTGCGTCAAGAGATACTGTACAAGCTGTAGGAGATGATTTATTGTTCTTATCCCCTACTGGACTTCGTTCATTATCAAGAACTACAGAACTAACTAATGTTCCTCTTGTTGATTATTCAGTAAATATAAAAGATTCATTAATAAGACATATTAGCCAAGACGCTGGCTCTAAAGCAATTTATGTTGAAGATGAGGGTGTTTACTTATTAACATTTCCTAATATAAATACTACTTATGCTTTTGATATGAAGCA